AACGAATACGATAAGTCAAATAAATTATAACTAATATCTCTTGTATCATAATTATTTTGTTGGTTTGTTCCGTTTATTGTATTTGGTTTAAAAATATAAATGTTTATTTTTGCTCTTGCAAGTTCATTATGATTAAAAAAAATATTAGTAGTTAAACGATCCAATGTATCTTGGGGTATAGAAATGTTTAAATTTTTATAATAATAATCAATAACATTATTTGTATAATGTGGTAATGATGAATAAGTTAAATCCAATAAAGAGTTAGGATAAACTCTTTTTCCAAATTCAGTAAAATCAAATAATCTTAAATTACTTATACCACTATTAAACGACGTTTTATTTAAATAAGCTTGTTTTTCATCAATAGGGAAATTTTTATTATATTGATATCGTGTTATATTATAATTCCACCTAATAAAATATTTATTACTTGACATATTATAATTTATTTGACTTGTTGTTGGGTTAATATTAAAAAATTTATATACAACTGTCCAATCATTTGAAGATACTAAATGAGCATAATATGGTGTATTTATTAAATCTTGACGTCTAACATATAATAATTGCGCATCTAAAATAGTATTGTTTTCATAAGCAAAATATTTATCTATCGTATCATTATCCATTTCTGTTTGAGCGTTGAAACTTGTAGATGTACCATCTAAATCATGTTCATTATTATATCTATTTCTAGAAATACCTTCACTATTTACACCATTATATTTATCAGCCAAGTCACCAAAATCAATTGTTGCTTTTGGTATTGTTTCAAAATAAACGGAATTATCACTTAATTCAACTATTTGTGTATAAGAAATATTAACGAAATTATCTCCATATGGATATGAATTAATATTCCGTGTTAATGTATTATTAGATAAATCAATTGGGATATTAGAAGCAGTTTTACCATATTGGATTTCTTCATCAATAAAAAAATAAATATTATATGTTAATCTTGTGATTTCATTATTTTCATGTAAATGTATGTATTCCTTTTTATTAATTGCATTTATCAAATATTTATTTCCTTTTCTACCTTCTGGTTGATATCTTTTTACAAAATTTTCTGATAAATCATATACATCTTGTTCTGGTATAGTTAAAGTAATTATCCCTGTATTATAAGATAAATCGATTGGTGTAATTGCTTTATATATTCTTTCTACGTTTAATGTAGTAAAATGACTGTCTAATGTTCCCATAGATGAAAAAGAATCATAATTCCAATTATTTCCAGAAATATTTAATGTAGGTGTATAAAATGGAGAATAACCTTCTAATAAATACTCTATAACTGTTCCATTATCATATGTAAAAATCAATTTATAACTATTTCTAATAGCATAAGTCCATAAAAAATTATATTTTGTATATTTTGGACTAGTAAAAATAATAGATGATTTCTCAGGTAATCCATTATTTACTCCATAAGAACCTCCTAATTTAAATACTTTTATAAAATTACTTGATGTATCAGAAACGTTGGAAACTGAATAATCATATGTATATAACTTGTTACCACTTGCGTCTGCTGTATTTATTTGTGCTTGATTTGATATATCATTAAAATGTACTGGTCTTGTGATTCCATTATTAATTAGTTGATTGCTATTAGGAGTCATTGACAATGATGACCCATTAAACCAAGGACCATTCATATCTTCCCATATATAAAAATAATAATCAATATATAATTCTTGATTACCTACTGCTTGAACTAATATTTCAGCCACATCATTCATTTGACTTGGTGGATATGTAGCAAATTGAGCAAGATTATATGATAAATTAGTCATATTATGTGAAATATCTGAAATATCGGTAGGTGGGATTGTAAATTTAACATAATCTAAATCACCAAAATAATAATCATCATCCGCTTCTGTAAATTGTGATTCCGACATTCCATTATTTTTAATTAAATAAGCAGTTCTGTCAGTAGCGGATGATATTGTACTATTATTTTTATAAAAATAAGCGTTTCCAATTGTTCCTCTTGAAATATCTTGTATATTTATACTATTATGACTTGTATCAAATGTAAATCCTATAAACTCTGTATTTTTTAAAACATGTTTTTGTGCTTCAAGTAAAGAAATATTTTCTTGTTCTGTAAAATTATTATTAATACTCGACCCAAACATAAAATGTTTTTTTACAACAAAAGGATATTTATTGATATATTCTATCGTTCCATTTGATAAATTTTGATGAAACAATGTATTAGGTATTGTCGTACTCATATATAAAAAATATAACATTTTAAAATGATATATTTTTTATCAATTATTATTGAATTTATTAAATATTGTATTAACTTAACATTTCCATCTATTACCACAACTTAAACATGTTACAAATGTAGTCATTGGTTCATCAGCAGATCTAGTCTGCATTTCATAATAAGTACATTTTCTTTTTTTACATTTATAACATTTAAATTGATCAGTAGCCGCCATCATATTATCCGATGTCATATTTTTATCTCTTTTTACCTTTGCTTCAATTAATTTTCTCCAAATAGACGGATTCATTTCTCTATGTGATAAATTTTCTAACCCTAATTTATTTATTTCCTTATTTTTTATTGAATTTAATAATGTATTATTGTTTTTCATGTTATAAATTAATGATTTTAATCTATTAACATAAAGTTGCACAAAGTATTTATTTTCCCATTTTTTAACAATTTTTTTATTTGTTGCTTCTCTTAAAGTATAATTAAATATACTGATTTCTATATTTTTACATAAACTTTCATTATCAATATTAAATTGAGTTTTAAACATATTAGATACATTATTTCTTAAAATTTCTGGATTTTCTACCTTCATTATTATATAATATTCAAAACTATATTTTTAAATTCAATTTATTATTAATCTTCTTCGGATGAACAATAGCTATCTTCACTCAATTCTGAATAATATTCTTCTTCACTATCTTCTTCTTCTTCGCTTTCTTCTTCTTCTTCACTTTCTTCTTCATCTCCTTCACCAGAACCTTCAAATTCTTCTTCTTCCTCTTCTTCATCAAAACTTGTACTTTCTTCTAAATCATCATCTTCTTCGGGAATATAATCATCATCATCATCATCGTCTTCTACTACAAACCCATCTTTATGATATCCTTCTTTTGTTTTTTCACTATCCGAAATATCTTCTTCATCTTCACTTAATTCCTCTGAATGATCTAAATCTTCAAATCCTCCAAATAATTTTTCATATACAGTTCCCCATTCTTCTTTTGTTAAATTTACAACTGTTTCATTTGTTATTTGCGAATTAACATGTTTAATTATAGCCATTGTATTAAAATATAAAGTTTCATCCACAGGAGGAGGAAGGTCATATTTATTTTCACTATTTGCACGACCATTATCTTTTGCATAAACAGAATAAAAACTAGAATTTACATTCCAAGTATGTCTTTTATCAAAATTAGATACTGATTTTAAACTACATTTTTTATACAACGTAGCTAATTCAAAGTTTTTTACAGACTTTTCAGTCAATGAAGCATTTTTATTTACCAAAATTATTTTTACCATATAAAATTATTCTACCAAATCGGTTTAAATACTTTCAAATAATATATATAAAATGAAATATTATATTCAAGATTTACCAATACATAAAATTAATTTTAATAAACTTAAAAACGATTTATATTATGAAGATAACACTAAAAATATAATTTTATCTAATAATGGTTATTTTACTATTTATAATAATCAATACTACCATCATTTTGTAGATATATCAAAGGTTCAAAAAGACGAATGTTATTATAAATTTAAAAATTATTTAGACAATTACACATTATATGTAGATAACAATACATGGATACGAAAAAAAGTATATTCTATTCCTGTTAATCATGAACAAATTTCTGTTAAAGAGCATTTATTTAAATTAAATGAAAGCTGTAATGTTTCTTTTATAGTTGAAAAAACAGAAAAGGGAGAGATATGTGATGTGTTTTTTCAATCACAATTAAGTGAAAACGACCATTCATTTAAAGAAACGTTGAGTTATTTATTGACAAAGTTAATATAATATTATGTATATGATATTTTGGATATTACAAAGAATTATTATTTCATTAGTTTTAATTTTATGTGCTCATTATATTTTTATTTTTTTAAAAACAAATTTAACTACTCCAAAAACAAGAGATTTAGTTAATCAACCTAGAGAGCAATACAAAGAAATGTATGAAAAAATAAATAATAATGAAAAATACGAACCACCCAAAGATGATAATTCTATGAAAAATGAACTTAAAAATTATTTAAAAAATCTAAAACAATCCAATACAGATATACCATCCACATTTGATACTGTAAAAGATACAACATTTAGCACGTATTAAATATATTATTAAATATATTTAAACCCATTATGGTAATAAAACATATATGTTATTAAATAAAGAACGTAAATATTTAATTTCTCAATTTCCAAAAGTGAAACCTTTTTATGAAAAAACTTTACATAATAAGGTTGATAATAAAAACAGATTTTATGTGATCATACCAACTGGTAGGAAATATTTCATTTGGTTTACTTATTTAAATAATAAACCTGTTTGCGTTAGTTTAAGTTATCTATTTAAAACAAAATCAGTTCAGCAAGTAAAAATAATAAATTGTAATTTTGACCCTATTTTGGCAATTGGCAATGGAACTATTTTATATGGAACACATATTATATTAAAAAAACATAACTTATTTAGTATTGAAAACATATTTTATTATAAAAATAAAAGGGTTTTGTTTGAAACTCAATATATAAAATTTAGTATTATTCAGAAAATATTATCCAACTTAATTTCAACTAAAATTTATTTAAACAATGAATATTTGTTTAAGATTCCAATTATAAATACATCTTATAATAGTATTTTATCAAAATTGAAAAAATTACCATATAATGTTTATTCTATACAACATAGGTCGTGGGTAGTAAATGAATATTTAAACGAAAAAATACAAATTCAAAATATACAAAAAGCGGTATTTTCAGTGAAAGCAGAATTAGAAACGGATGTTTATTCATTAATGTGTTTAGATAATAATGATTTAGTAAATATTGGTTACGCTTATATTGGAAATATAAAAACAAGTGTTTTTATGAATAAATTATTTCGATGTATTAGAGAAAATAGTGATATTGATTTAATCGAAGAAAGTGAAGATGAAGATACTTTTGAAGATGTAAATATTGATAAATTTTTATTAAAAAATACACATAATATTAAGTGCGTATATAATAAGAAATATAAAAAATGGGAACCTACTCAAATAACAAATGAACCTATAACAAGTAAACAAGAATTGTTATTTTTGGAAAAATAAATAATTTATATTGTTAATATATAATGCCAAAAAAAACAAGAACAAGAACAAGAACAAAAACAAGAACAAAAACAAGAAAAAGTTATCGAAAAAATACACCTAAAAAAAGGTCAAAGAAAAAATCAAAATCAAAAAAAAGTCAACGAGGAGGTGCTTATGGTAATACTCTTAATTCAATGCTTGGTAACGCCAAAGCTGGAATGGG